TCCGAGCTTCAGCTCCCGCGGCATACCCACCCATGCCGTAGGCCACAAGCTGCCTCGTCGAACCCTTCGCCTGCAGCGCTTCCATGATCCCGCCCACACGCGTGTCGTACAGGCCCCCTCCTGCTTCGAGGGTGATCCTGCCTATGCCTATCGGTGTGTGCTCTTCCCACGAGTCCCCGAGGCCGTGCGTTTCCTCGAGCAGGCTCTCGACGGTCTCTTCGAGAGTGTAGGTGTCTCCTGAGATGTTCCTCCCGCCAACCAGTAGGAAGGCGCTTACGGGGCCGTAGACGCTCATTCAGTTTCCTCCTTCTTTCCTTCTTCGGCGGGTTTCGCCGGCTCTGCCGGCTTCGCCTCGAGCTTCATCGGAACGAACGGCTCAGCCGGAATACGTCGCATCCGGCGGACGGCCTCTTCTGGAAGCGTAAGCTTCTCTGGACGAGGCAGGCTTCGCTCTTCCTTCTTCACGAAAGGCGGTTGCTCTGAGAGCAAGTGCACTGCAGCAGCGTCGGAGAGCTCTATGACTTCTCCGACTTTTGGAGAGGTCCACGAGTCTCCATCGCGCTGCGAGAGCCCCGCGCGAATCACAACATACTTCCTCGGCATGTTAGTCCCTCCAGCTTCTAAGTACACAACCGCACTTCACGCAGATCAGCTTCTTGTGTCCTCCAAAGCTATTAGCGAGGAAGTGATCCTTCTCCTTCGATCCACATTGGGGGCATGCCGTAGGCATCTCCTCCAGCGGCTTACCCGTTTCGTCCAGCAGAGTACTCATAGCTCGCTCGAAAGCTCCTTGAGCGCAAGAGCGTTGAAAGCCCAGACAATGCGTTGATCTCCATCGCGGTCAAGGATGAACGGAGCTTGATTCGGGTGGAGTGTTAGATACTTCGTTCCAGAAAGCGTCTGTCCTTGCACGGTCATGAACAGGCGATACGCAGTCTGTGCTTTCACACGAGGCCCTGCTTCATCGAACGGCTCCCCGCGAAAGCGGATCTGGACTCCGGGCGACTCGTGCTGAATCCCAGGAAACCCGAATCCTGCCGTAGGCGCAGCCCCAGCCGTTTCGAAAACTGCTCCACAGATCTGCGGTGTCTCGGGAATCATGTTGAGGAAGAGGTCTGTGCCATACGTTCCTAGAGCGTTCGCTTCAAGAAGGGCGATGATCTCCGTTCCCATGCTCATTCTTTGAACTCCAGTCGTTGTGCGATGCGCTGAGCAAGACCGCGCTTCGCTTCGAGCACGGCCGACTCAAGGAACTTCGCTTGACCCACCCTGTGGAACATCTCGACACTTTCATGGATCTTGATTGCGTACGGAATTGCTGGTCCTCCGACCTGAATCGTGCAGGAGACTTCATCCTGCGTCTCGACAGGCTCAAGCGTTTCATGCGAAGCTCGAAGCGCTCCCGTGAGCACTGGCGTACGCTCTCTTGATGTATGCTCAATGATCACAGCTTCCGTGTAGAGGGCTGCAGCGAGCTGACTCGGCAGCCCATCTCGAAGAGCTTCGAGCTTCTTCTTCAACTCCCTTGCGCCCTTCATCCGAGGTAGACCTCGTACATGTACGGAGCGAGCGTGGTCGGATCGATTAGGCCATTCACAGCAATGATCGGACCGGAGGTTCCATCGGGAAGAATGAGCTTGTCTCGAGGGTCAACAGGACCTTCTCGGCCTACGGCTGTGTTCGCTTCGATCGGTCCGAGCAAGGTGACCTTCGCTCGGGAAAGGACTGTCTCTCCAGTAGGCGTTCTCACTGCACTCTGCTTATGCTCGACGAGAGCTTTTCGAATGATCGGAGCTGCGAAGGTCGGAGCTCCTGTTCCCGTAGTCGAGATCCACATGTAGTGCTGGACTGTGGCCTGCAGTGACTCGGTCATCTCGTCGGCTAAGCCGACAAGCGAGCGGACAAGCGAGTCGAAGCCCATTTACTTTCTCCTCCCGTACTTCTGCTGGAGCGAGGCTCTCATGTGTGCAACTCCACGAGATCCGTATTTCTGCCTCACGGAACGTGTATAGTGCTTCGCGAGCTTCGTTCCGAAAGAAGGTCGGGGCTTCGCTGAGCCTCTCCTCGTATACTGATTCCCGTAGAATGGATGAGAGCGTCCTCGCAGCCCTTGCACTCCCCGCTTGACCATCCGAGCTCCGTAGCGGATCCCTCCGAAGCCCGATCCGACTTTGTAGACCTTCCCCGACAGGCCTGCTGCTCGAACAACTCTCGGAAAGCGGGTTGCGAAACGTACTCCGATGGATGCTCTGGCCGGAATGAGAGCTGCGGAAGCGCGCCCAAGGCCCAGCGTCTTCGCAATGCCGTAGGCATTCACCCCAACAATTGTGGAGCCTCCGGCAATGCGCCCGACGTTCTTCCACTTGCGGATGGTCGTCTTGCGCATCAACGCGTTCTCCTCCCGTACTTCTGCCTAACTGAAGCGCGAACGTTCCGTACTCCCTGTCTTCCGAACTTCTGTCGGACAGAAGAAATGTAGCCTCGTCCGATCGCTCTTCCGGCTCGACGAACTCCTGCTCCGACTTTCGAATACTGATTCCCGTAGAAGCGGTGGCCCTTCTGCGAACGTCTCGCACCACCACGGCCCGTGATCATCTGCTTCGCGCCCTTATACATTTGACGAACGCCTCCGGCCGCTACGAGCCCTCCGAGAGCCATCGCACTTCCTGCTGCGATGAGATCAGGACGTGAGTACCTACCCGCAAGGACTGCTCCTCGCCTGATAAGGCCCGGAACAGTGTTCTTCGCAACCATCCGAATCGGATGATTCCCTGCGATCTTGTACATCTGCGCTCCGTAAGCATAGGCAGCTGCTCCGTAACCGAAGCGAGCGGCTCCGGCGAGACGTGCTCGCTTCTTCGAAGAGCGCTTCATCTACCTCCTCCTTCCGCGGCCACGAGAACTGCGTCTCGCAAGCGCTCGGCCACTCGAAAGCCTGCCTCGCGAAGCGCCTCGCGAAGCGGCACCGAAGCGGCGCGAAGCTCCTCGGCGTGCCGAGACGTAGCTCGTTCGAACCTGCACAGCTCGTCGCATGACGCGCGTGTGCTGGTTCCCGTAGAAAGGATGTCCTGTCTGTCCTCGTGCAGAATGCACACCAGAGCGGACGTTCCGAAATCCGGCACGGATTGCACGCGCTCCAGCGTAGATCGTTTCGAAGCCCTTTCCTGCTCTCAGCGGCTTGAACGGCTTTCCCTTAATCCCCTGATAGGCATCGAAGGATCCTCGTCCGATCTTCGAGATCCCGGCTCCAATCGCGGAAGCGCCGTAGCCGACCCTGAACGCTCCTCCGAACCTGCTCACTCGTGCCATTTCTTCAGCTCCTTGAAAGTTCGTAGACGCTTCCTACGTTTCGTAGATGTCCCCACCAACTTGGAAGGAGCGCCATGACAGCGTCAGGCATAACCTTCGGAGGAACGTAATCCTTGAAGGACATCGAAACCGGACCTGCGGTGAAGGAGCGAAGCCCCATTGCGTCGACCAGACTGTCCGTCGTTCGATCCGCCACGATGAGCTGCCTCGCAAACTCCGCCGTTGCATTCTTCAGCTCTTGCGGAATTTCCATCTCATCGATGAGATCCCATCCGTCTGCTGCGATCACTCCTGTGCGAGGCCAGCGCAGTGCCTGCTCAGCAGTGGTGGACCACTCGGCCCATTCGACCATCGTGTCTAAGAGCCGAGTGGCCATCACTACTGCGATTGCTTTTGTTTCCGGGTCAGAGTCCGTCCACTTCGAAGCCCAGAGGTGGGTCGCGTGATAGGCATCGCCTTCGGCCACGCTACAGTAGGAGTTTGCATCCGAAGCACCGGGTGTAGTAATGACCGTGAGAGCCATGCCTAGTCTCCTCTCTTACTTCTTCGAAGGGTCGACCGGCTCGGGCGGCTTCGGAGGCTCGGACTTCGGCGGGTCGAACGTCTTCGGCTTTCCTTCGTCGAGCTTCGTGTACTTCGAAGAGTCGAAGTCACCCTCGTTGATCGTGTACGTCTGTCCGTCCTTCCCCTTGACCTTGATCGTCTTCACCTGGGCCATGCTCTAGCTTCCTTTCGGACACGTAAGTCGATTGTGTCCAGTGCTTGCACAAATCGAGCAGCTATGAACTGCTCGAAGAATCCGGCCAACTGGCTTCCAGCTTCTCTGTCGACGAAGCCGCCGTCGTCGGCGCCGAGGTCTAAACCCTTCTCCACCTGCCGTGAGATTCGTGAGCTTGTGCCCTGCTGCGCGAAGCGCTGCGATGAAACGAATTTCGAGAAGAAACGCTTCCGAGTCACTTGCTACGGCAGCAAGAATGCTGCTCCGAATTTCACGTCCTTCGCCTACGACCTTCCTGATCCAGTTCAGCTTGTATGTGCTCGCACTCCAGAGGGCTTCTTCAAGATGCTGGTATAGGCGAAGCTCCGGATGTCTCGAAACTCCGACATAGCGAACATGTTCAGGCGTAGCCTGATCCGAAAGGCCGTAGACGAAGACTTGCATCAGCTTACGATCCGAACGCGAGCCAGTTGACCTTCTTCGAAGCCGTCGAAGCCGCCTGATACGAGGCG